TATGGCGATGGCTCTGGCTATGGCTCTGGCGATGGCGATGGCTCTGGAAGAGGATAGCCATGCCATTTCCGACGAACCAAGAGGCTTTATTCGCGGCGGGCTACGAATACCTGAAATGGGAACGCTGCCCTGTCTGCACATTGGATGTCGAGGTCTGGACCGCGCCGGGGGATTATGAAATTGTCATGGACCCCATGCCCGGATTCAAGAGCCTCGCGGTAAGGCATTGTGTGACGTGCAAGACGCGGGAGGCTCCGCCGGTTGCGGTGGTGCCCAAACCCTCGCCGGAGCCGGAGCGCGCGCCTGACGTAGCCATGCACGGCGTCACCGACCCAAACCATCAACTGATTGCCGTGGGGTACGATCCTGTCACCGGAACGCTGGTCTGTCAGTTCAAAACGGCGAAATGGAGTTACGGGCCCGGAGTGCCGGAAGCCGAGTTCATGAAGTTGCGCCACAGCCCGTTCGCTTATCGCATCTTCACTTGCAACATCAAAGGCAAGTTCACCGCAACCAAACTATCTTGAAAGGGAGTACCATGACCACAAAGAAGACTGAACCCGAAACAGCACCAAAGAAGACGCCGCGGCACATCGCCATTGGAACGCGGCATTTGGTTATCCAACGCGACGACCTCATAGCGATCCGAGACGGCGCCGTCGATGAGTTGAAAGGCATCGACGCGGCCCTGCTCGCACTCGGCTGGCAGGAACAACTCAACTTATTGTAAGCGCCGAGGAGGGGCGTAGGATGGGGCGGTTTCTCATCAGGGGACCGCCCTGTTTCCTCTATAGAAAGAAGAATCCCTTGGAATTACGCGATTACCAAAAAGATTGTTTGCGCCGTTCGCTGGAAAGTTATGAGGGCGGCGTGAACAGGCAACTCGCCGTACTCGCTACAGGACTGGGCAAAACAGCTATCGCAGCTAACCTGCGGATTCACCACGGATTCAAAAAGAAAGTCATATTTTTGGTCCACATGGAAACGCTGGCCGTGCAAGCGGCGAACGCAATGCTGAAGTGGAACCCCGGTCTGCGTGTGGCCGTGGAAATGGCAGGGAGCTACGCGGACCTTGATGGGTTCTATCCTCCCGACTTTGTAGTAGCTTCCGTGCCGACACTGGGCCGGAAGGGGTCCGAGAGAATCAAGCGGTTCATTCCTTCCGACTTCGACTGCATCATCCAAGATGAGGCGCACATTGGAATTTCAGATTCGTTCAAGCGAGTCTACAAACACTTTGGTCTATTGGAGCCGGACGCGGACGGGCCCCTGTTCCTTGGCATTACCGCTACGCCAAACCGCACGGACGGCAAGGGGCTGAAAGAACTCTTCGACATGATTGTGTTCGACATGGGAATCCAAAAAGGCATTGCGGACGGCTGGCTGTGCGACCTCGTGGGATACCGCGTGAACGGCAAAGCTCAACTAGACAAGGTTCACACCCGCGCCGGCGACTTCGCAGTAGACGAATTGGAGAAGGAAGTGAACACCCCGGCCCGGAACGCCATCATCGTAAAAGAGTGGTACAAGCACGCTTTTGGAAAACGGACGCTGATTTTCACGGTAGACATTCAACACGCGCTCGACCTGGCGGCGGCGTTCACAGCGCATGGAGAGCCGGCACAGGCAGTGTGGGGAGACGATCCGGACAGGCATCAAAAGATTCGCGGCCACAAGACGGGCGAGTTTAATGTGCTCTGTAACTGCAACGTTCTCGGAATCGGATATGACGACCCGCAAATTGAGTGCATCGTATCCGCGGCGCCTACGAAAAGTGAATTGCGATATGTCCAGCAAGTGGGGCGTGGTACGCGTATCTTTGAAGGCAAGGAATCCTGCACCGTGATTGATGTGGTGGATAACAGCGCAAAACACTCGCTGACCACTATCTCCACGCTGCTTGGATTGCCAAAAGATTTGGATCTCAAAGGCGAAAAGTATACGGTAGCAAAGCAGCAATTGGACCGCATCGCCGCAGAGTTTCCCACGGCAAACGTGCAAGACGTTAAGAGCCTGGACCAGTTGGAATCTCTTGCGAAGAATATCTCCCTGTTCCAAGTGAACTATCCTCCGGAGATTAGCAGGCTCTCAGAACTGGCGTGGAGAAAGTCGGCAGAGGGGTACTGCATCGCCGTAAACCGCGACCTCGTGACCATCACAAAAGATTTGCGCGAAGAGTGGCAGATACGTGGGCGGGTGGGAGACGTGGTGGCGGAGTTGAGTTCGCAGAATTTGCCGGGAGCCATGAACCTCGCCGACAGGTGGATTATGGACCATGGCGGAGTGAAAGGATACCTCCAGCGGGATGTAAAATGGCGCGGCGACCCGCCGACCGAAAAGCAACTCGGTCTTTGTAGAATTTTGAAGATCGCTGTACCGCCAGGGGCAACCAAAGGGCAGGTATCAGCCGCAATCGACAATAAAAGGATTCGAGAGTTATTCAAGTGACCGCCTCCGCCATTGCGAAGCAACTCCACGGCGTCAAGGCCGGGAAGGGCTTTATGTGCCGTTGCCCAACAAGGCTGCATAACCACGCAGATCGTAATAGAAGCCTCAGTGTGCGAGAGAGTAAAGATGGATGGGTGATGCTGAAATGCTTTGCGGGCTGCACACGAGATGAGATTCTTTCAGCGATGGGCCTGCGGGTGCGAGACTTGGCGCTGAATGAGTTTCGCAAGAACCCGGAGTGGGAGCAGCGCAAGACTGACTTGGAGCGGCTGGAGATACTAGAGCGTCGGCACGGGCTGTTTATTATGCTCCAAGCCGTCGAGCCGGGAAAGCGGAATTATTGGGCTGCGGCAGAACGAAATACGGCTGTTGAAATTGCAGACTTGAGGCGTAAACTATACCCTGTGGAAGCGTATTATCGGCGGCGTCAAGAGCGAGTTGAGCGCATCATCGCCGAGTACGGAATTGACGAATTATGGAAATGCCTACCTGAGAGGAACCAACCATGACAATGAAAGTTGCAGAGGGAGTAACTGAGGAATTGCTTTTAGCGGCGCTTCCAGAGGAAGAGAGGGCGGCTGGACATTTAGCCGTGCGTCTTGTTGTCTTGCGGCGTGCGCTCGGATGGTTCGTAAATGATCCGCGCTTTGTTGTGAGTGTCGGCGGCAACCCTAACGTCGTTCCGCAGATGATTGCCAGAGCGCGGCAGATCTACAAGGAGACGGAGATATGAAAACATTTTCCGAGACTTTGGATTCGATTACAGCCTTCGACTTTGAGGGGTTGACCTCTCAGCCTGTCGCCTATGCTGCGCTGGCTGTAAAACAGGCAATGCGGGTCATGGAAGGGGCAGAGGAGGGAGTATTCCACTCTCGGATGCGTGCCTTGCGGGTAGCTCGGAAGCTGGAGCTATGGAAGCTCGACCTGGACCCGGACGTTGACCAGCCATTCGCCAGCATGGAGCGGTGGATAAAATCGCTTTGGCCGAAGTCGTACCGTTATGCGAAAGAAGCGTGGGAGACGGAAGAGGCTCTTGACGATCTTCCAATGGCGGAGTTGACGGAAGTCACCGGAGCAAACCTCAAGGTGTTGAGACAGGTTTCCAGCGGAGTGCGGGGCAAGAAGGCTGTTTTGAAGGCCGCAAGGGAAATGACCAAAGACAGATTCGAGGCGGTACTGACCAAAGATTACGGCCAGCACTTTGAGAAAGTGGTCCTCATGCCTCCAGTGGGTGTTGATGAGTGGGAAGCTGTAGTTGAAATGGTTATGCTGGCGGAGGATTGCAGCCGCCCAAAGGCTATGGAGAAGATCATAGACCTTGTAAAAAGCGAGTATGCTGCACGGTACGAGGCGGCAATAGCATGATTCAATCTCAAGTAGCAGCTCTACGATGTGCGGCTGCTTTGCCGTCATGGTTGCTGAGTAGAAAATATGTGCAGGACACCAACGGAACAATTATAAAATCCGCTGAATATCGGATGAGACAGCTGGAAGCGTGCAAGACCACGGCGGCACGGCGGCTGATACTCGGAACGAGCCGGTGATGCGGGTCAGCAATCCGGCAGAGCCGCGAACTGTTCCACTGCGTTCTCTTGAATAAGGCGGTCAACAATGTCGGACTGAGATTCCATGAGGGCGTACAGTCGTTCTCTTTCGCCCGGTTCCCATGCAACCGTTCCATTGATGCGCTGATACCACCGGGCTGTCAGTTTCCGTTCATCTAAGAGCGCGGTTTCAAGGGCTTCGTTGCTGTCCGGTCTGAGTTTTTTCCATTTCGACTTCTTAGTCATAGTCACATCCTCAACGTGTTTTTGTGCCATCGCTTGCGCCGCTTCGGGGCAGGTAATGGTGGCAGTGGCAGCTTGTCCCATACGCGAACCTCTTCGGCTGGTAGCCATTCACCCGCCGTTACACCACCGAGCCATCGAACATTGACCATAATGATGCGCCCCTGCCTAACGTCGTGGATATAACCTTTCTGCTCGTTTTGCTTCCGCACTACGCGATCTCCGATTTCCATAAAAGCCCTTCCGTCACATTGTGACGCTCATTTGCGTCACGTGACGCATTGTGACGCGCCGTGACTCTAGATAAGATAAGAGTAGACGCAGACCTAAAAAGCCCGAAAAGCAAAAGCGCCGATGAATGATAAAAGTTTGTATCTGTTTGATTTCATTGATTAAAAGGAGAGTTTCGTTCTTGCTTGCGCGTCACAGAAACAGAGCGTGCGTCACCGATTGTTTGTGACGCATTGTGACGCAGACGCCAATTTTTAGTTCTTTCGGCGCTAGAATCTTCTCTGCTCGGCTGCCGCCGTTCCCATCCGGTTAGGTGATCGCCGTCCATAACAAGCCCCTGCATGGCCTCAAGGATACGGATTATGCTATCGGCTTCAATGTCGAGGGCTGAGGCTGTGACCACGGGGTTAATGTGAGCCTCGCCGCGTGGTTCTGCTTGTGAAGCTGAAACCAGCAAGCGGAGATAGACCGCCTGAACTGTTGCGATGGGTTCGTTTGCGATGTGAGCGATGGTGCGCCATTTTGGGTCATCTGGAAGATCGTGCCACAGACGTAACCAAGAGTTCGTCATTCTACCCTCTCAAGGTGAGGCTGGCGGGGATGCCTTGAGAAACATCCCCTGCCACTTGCGGTCCCGGTAGCGAGCCGGAGCACCTTAATCCACGCGCAGGAGGCGGCGGACAATTTCAGTATACTACTTTTTCAGACCAGCTGCGGCGAGTGCTGCAAAGGCTAGAGTTTCAATCTTGTCAAACGGCAGGTCATCGGCAATGACATGGCGGAGACAATCGACGGCCAGATTGAAGAATTTGCCTTGGTCAACCGGCTTCGGTGGCTCCACGGCTTTCAGCGCCTCTTCGCGGACAGACGGCTTCTTCTCGCGGGTTACTGGCTTTTGCTTCTTTGCCTTGGGCACCGGAGTACCGGGAAGCGTCGCCTGGGCGGCCTTGGCCGGTGCAGGGCGCGCGGCGACAGCTTGCTTGAGGACTTTCACCGCGGCCTCGGCGCCATGTTCCTTGACGGCGTGGAGTACGGCCCCTGGGGTGACTTCGCCGGCGGCGAGCATGGCTTTGGCTTCCACTGGAACGTTGTGGAGGGCAAGAGCCTCGGTGACGTACCGCACTGGCTTGCAGATGTGGGCGGCAATATCGCGTACTGACCATGACCAGCCGATCAGCCTCCGGCACCCGGCTCCCACTTCCCATTGAGTGAGCGGTTGGCCTGAGTTGTAGACGAGGGATTTGATGGTGAGTTCCGCCTCGTCGCCATCGACCACCTTGGATTTAACCCAAACCTTGTTGCCTTCATTCCAAAGTTCCCGGCAAGCGATGAGCCGGCACTGACCGTCGACGAGGGTAGCCACGCCTGTTTTGCGCTCGTACCTGATTGAGATAGGCTCATCGAGTCCACGTGCCGCGATCGACGCTTTCAGTGTGGCAATCCACTCGCGGGATTCTGTGCTGGTCATGTCGCGTACATTCCAGCCGGGTTTAATCGTGACCTCTCGCGGGTCAAGGCTCCGTGATTCTTCGCGGTAGGGCATAGTTCCGTTGGCGCGGTCTAATCTCTCACCTGGTCGCATTTTCGTAATCCTTTCAATGCACGGCAACAAATGCCGCGATGGTGGGGATTGTTTCTAGGGCAAAGTAGAGCGCCGCCAGAATGACAATCGCTTTAAGGGTTAGGTCGAGGTTACGCATGATTCCCTTCCTTGATAGCGTGGAGGCGTTCCAGCGCCCACTTTGCAAGCAGGTGGAGTACGGCCAGGGGCACGGCTTGGATGCGTTTGGTCATGGCTTAGTGGGCCTCAGACTCTTCCCGCGTCAGATAGAAGTGGATGCCGTTTGAGCAGGTATCCCAGCGATCATCATCAAAGCTGTCGGGTGTAACTGTTTCGCCTTTGCGGTAGACCACTTCCGTTTGCAATTCGGAAACACCTACTTCTGCTCCGAACACCTCCAAAACTTGGGCCTTCGATGCGCGGCACTTACGTTCTGTGCCGTGGCTGCGCTTCGCATCTTCTGGAATCCACAGCTTGACAATCACTTGGTTGCGGCACTTCTTCCAACCTATAAATCCACCTTCTGGGGGGATGAATTGCAGCCGGGCGATAGCCAGCGGGTCGAGGTTCTTGGCTCCGCGCAGGTTGGCTCCGCTCAGGTTGGCTCCGCGCAGGTTGGCTCCGCTCAGGTCGGCTTCGCGCAGGTTGGCTTCGCGCAGGTTGGCTCCGTACAGGTTGGCTCCGCTCAGGTTGGCTTCGCACAGGTCGGCTCCGCACAGGTTGGCTCCGCGCAGGTCGGCTTCGCGCAGGTTGGCTTCGCGCAGGTTGGCTCCGCTCAGGTCGGCTTCGCGCAGGTTGGCTTCGCTCAGGTCGGCTTCGCGCAGGTTGGCTTCGCGCAGGTCGGCTCCGCTCAGGTTGGCTTCGCGCAGGTTGGCTCCGCTCAGGTTGGCTCCGCGCAGGTTGGCTTCGCGCAGGTTGGCTCCGCTCAGGTTGGCTCCGCGCAGGTCGGCTCCGCTCAGGTTGGCTTCGCGCAGGTCGGCTCCGTACAGGTCGGCTTCGTACAGGTTGGCTCCGTACAGGTTGGCTCCGCTCAGGTTGGCTCCGCTCAGGTTGGCTCCGCTCAGGTTGGCTTCGCACAGGTCGGCTTTCTTATTGATAGCCTCAACCACCGCATTTTTGATGCTAAGCGCGGCAGACGTAAAGATTACTACATCGTAAATGTTCTTGATGTCCATATTTCTCTCTTCGTAGGTGAGTTTTTCACGGTTGTCATTTCAGCCACTCATAGGCGCTCCAAAAGATGAGCGCCCAGATAATCATGCCCAAGATGCAGCCGATGAGACAGCCGCGGGCTGGCGCAAGGAGATCGCTTTCGTACTGGTTTTTGCGTATCCACTCGTGATCGACAAGCCCACCCATATCGTCTGACGGCGCGATGGGCTTGCTGAGGTCATACGGGATGCCGTCTGTACGCGGGTCGGTAGGCTCGTGCTTGAAGCCTATGCCCATATCCTCGTAGCCTGTATCGTGCCATTGGCGGTCCAATTGCTCTTGTCGGTTCATTCTGTGCCTTTCATGCCCTTGCGGGCGGGTTGCCCACCATACCGGATGGGCGCGGGCTGGTGATCAGACTGTGGATAGCCAGTCACATCCGCCTCCGGAACACCTTGAAAGATCCCGGCGTATCGGAATCGCCGATGTTAAGTACAGGCTCTCCCGATATTGGGTGGGTGAAGTAGAGATAGGCAACGTAACTATTTTCTTCCTCAGCAAGCTGTTCACGCGCTTTGACATAAGGACCGAGCGTGTCAGGTTTTAGCTTCTTCTTTGCCTGATTCATTTCAGCAAGTTGCGCTGCAATTTCAATCAAAGCCAAAGCGGAATAGACTTCTCCGGGTAGACCGTTGTGCTCGAATCCGATTTTCATTCTTCTGATCTCTGATGCCGTCATTGGATATCCTCCAGTTCGTTAAGAAGTTCATCGGTGGTCATTGCCTCGATCTCTGCGAACGCATCCAATTCAATTGACTTCAAGTGCTCTTTCTCGAAGGCTATCTCTTTGCGTTTTGAGGCGATGCAGCGTACACGGAAAGCCTTCTCGCGCTCAGTCTTAGCCGCGCCTAGCCGTGCCTCTTCGCGATATAGCGACTGTTGCAGGGCGTCCAGGTGAGCGAAGTCGGTCATTTTTGTTTCCTCCCTTGCATGATTAAAGAGTATACAAAACGGCTTTGTATGTCAAGTGCAATATCGCATCTAGTTGTGCAAAAACTGTGAATAACTCAGTTTCGCTCAGTGTTTACGCGGGTGAAAATCTTTTCAGGCGATCTCCTAGTCGCTGCCGATGTGTGTGCGGGACAGGGGTACTGCATAGCTCTGGCACTCACTGTACGGGCACACTTGGGGCAAGGACGCATGATAGGAGGTCTCCCACCTTTGCGCCCAAGGAAGCTCATTACCGCCGATACAGTTTTATCATCCATATCGGGATTGTATGCGCAAAGCTGGTTTGTTGTCAAATATGTGATTGGGGAGGAAAACGCGCTATAATCACGCCATGAGCGAAACGGTCAAGCTGAGTACGCTTAAGGATGTACAATTTAGCAATGAGTAAAGGTCTCCCAAATCGGCAGGCGCGATTCGTAGCTGAATATCTCATCGACATGAACGCTACAAACGCAGCAATTAGAGCTGGTTACAGCAAAAAGACTGCCGGGGTACAGGGACCGCGGTTGTTGGGAAATGTTAGAGTATCCGCGCAAATTGCTGAAAAGACAGGGAAACGGCTTGCGCGGTTGGAGATCACGGCGGACCGCGTTCTCCAAGAACTCGCCAAACTCGCGTTCTACGATCCGGGGGCGCTGCTCGAATCTGACGGCAGCATGAAGCAAATCGCAGACATTGACGATGTGACGCGGATGGCTGTTGCTGGACTGGAAGTCACGGAATTATTTGAGGGGACAGGCGATCAGAAACACGCATACGGGCTGTGCAAGAAGATCAAGCTGGCCGACAAGGGGCAGAACCTTGAGCGCCTCGGCAAGCATTTGAAGCTATTTACAGACAAGACAGAGGTAACCGGCGCGGATGGTGGGCCAATCGTCGTGCGTTCGCTTAATGATTTCTACGCGGGGCTGGCCGAAAAGAAGTGATACAATGTATTCATGGAATTCAAAGAGCTATCACTCGCCCCAGCTTCTCCCGGAATTTATATTTTTTACGATAAGGACGGAACTTGCTTATATGTAGGGAGTTCCTTGAACATGAGACGGAGATGTAAAAACCACATTCATGGGAAAATAGCTCATCATGCTGAATACCGAGAGTTCCCGGCTTGCGAAATCGACAAAAAGGAACGGGAATTTATACTTGAACTTCGCCCTAGTCTCAATGTTCTGTGCTTTAGAAGCAAGAACGTCATGTGTGATACATCACTTATTTCCATGAGAATTCCTAATGCGCTACTCGCGGCTATTGATGCTCAAGCCAAAGCGGAAGATCGCAGCCGGTCTAAAGTGATTGTCATGCGCCTATCGGGGGATAGTTCAAACGCCCGAATCCAGAGCCGAGAGGACAGACGGATAAAAAGAACGGCGGCTGCGGAGCCGTTGATGCGAGTGCGGTCACAGTCCGACGAGGGAGACTCGCAACCCCGACCAAAACCTTTCCACATTACCAGACCGGCCCATGCGCCTAATTGCTCTTGCGGAATGTGTAGGCCATCGAAATGAGCGCGATAGCCCAACTCCCAACATTAAATCCATGTTTGCGCGAATTTTGGACAACTCCGGCGCGTGGCCGGGTACTGTTCGGGGGGCGTTCAAGCTCGAAGTCCTGGGACGCTGCCGGGTTTGCAATCTTCCTGGCCTCGACTCTCAAAGTCCGTTTCTGCTGTGCGCGTCAATTCCAGAACAAAATAGCGGAGTCGGTCTACACGGTCCTCAAGCTGCAAATAGAACGGTTTGGGCTGGCGGCAGAGTTCGATATTACAGATCGGTCAATCGTTCATAAAACCACAGGCAGTGAGTTTATATTCTATGGGCTGGCCCGCAATCTACAGGAAATTAGATCGCTTGAGGATGTGGACGTTCTCTGGATTGAGGAGGCGCATTTTCTCACGAAAGAGCAGTGGGAAGTATTGGAGCCGACTATCCGTAAAGAGGGGTCGCAAATATGGCTCATCTTTAATCCGATGTTCGCCAGTGACTTCGCCTATCAGAGATTCGTGGTCAATCCTCCTACTCGCTATATTCTGCGCAAGATCAACTATGACGAGAATCCGTTTGTGTCGCACACGATGCTTGAGATAATTGAGCGGACGCGCTCGGAGTCAGAGGAGGATTATCGGCACATCTACCTTGGGGAGCCGCGTGAGGACACAGAGGGCACAGTCATCAAGCGCAGTTGGATTGAGGCATCCATTGATGCGCATATCAAACTAGGCTTTGAGGCTACAGGCAAGCACACCATCGGATTTGATGTGGCAGATGACGGAGAGGACGCCTGCGCTAACGTCTACGCTCACGGCAGCGTGGCCTTATGGTCTGACGAGTGGCGGGCGCGTGAGGATGAACTGCTCAAGTCATGCACTCGCACGTTCCTGGCGGCTGGGGCGCGGAAGGCAGACATCCGGTACGACAGCATCGGTGTGGGAGCTTCCGCCGGAGCGAAGTTTGACGAGCTTAACCAGGTCCGAGACAAGCATTTGCGGGTGAGGTATGCCAAGTTCAATGCAGGTAGCGCAGTAGAGCGCCCCGAAGAGTATTATGTGAGCGATAGGCAGGACAGAATCAAGAACAAGGACTATTTCTGCAACCTCAAAGCTCAGACGTGGTGGGGAATTGCAGACCGTTTCCGCAATACCTACAACGCAATCCACCATGGGGAGAAGTATAGAGACGATGACCTAATCAGCATTTCGAGCGATATGCCGCATCTGGAGAAACTGAAAACGGAACTATCAACACCAAAGCGGGATTTTGACCGTAACGGGAGGGTGAAGGTGGAGAGCAAGGAAGATTTGGCAAAGTCTACGCGGATCGGTGGGAGTGTGCCGTCGCCTAACCTGGCAGATGCGTTTGTTATGGCGTTTGCGTCGCCTGTAACGTCATCGCTCAATATCAACCAAGCCGCGCTAGATGCGGCAATGATGGCGCAATGAGATACCGACGCACAGAAGAGGAAATGCTGGCCGAGCCTACGCCAGTGATGTATTCCAAGAGCCAGATTACGTTGCGCGACGGTGTGCGAAGCAGCTTCCCAAGCTGGCGTGGGTCACGTCCGTTTGACTTCCGTAACGGTTGGACACGCTTAGGAGATTTCTTCGCTGAGGGATACTACCTGCGTGACGAAATGAGAGAATTGGTGCATAATCGTTTTGGAGTGAGCCTTTAATGGAAAACGAAAAGCCTACCGAGCAGCCGTCAAGCAGCCGTGATCGTGTCCGCCGTTTCCGCGAGAGGAAACGTAAGAGTAACGAACTTGCAACGCAGCGAATCAGCCCATCGGCGGTTCGGTTAGCTCTTGAGGAGCCAGTCGAGCGCGTCCACTACCCTATCCGCATCCCTGTGATACCGGCAGGCGTTGTTCCAAGTGGAACAATAGCTCAGGTGGCAATGGACTCAGAGCCGGGTTACGAGTGTGCGCGTCTGGCAATGGACGCTGGGCCTCAGTTCGGCTCACAACTCTATGCCTACAGCAATATCGAAGGCTTCCCCGGCTATCCGTACCTGATGCTCTTGGCTTTGCGCTCGGAGTACCGCAACATGGCAACGGCGCTGGCCACGGAACTGACGCGCAAGTGGATTAAATTCAATAGCACGGACACTGAAGATGAATCGACCAAGACGAAGATCACGGAGATTGAGCAGGCGTTCACTGCACTTGGAATTCAGGGCATCATCCGCAAGGCTGCTGAACATGATGCGTTCTACGGGACAGGCCAGATTCTCATCAATATCAAAGGGGCGGACCTAAAGACGCCGCTCATTATCGACTCGCGCACCGTCAAGAAAGACAGCCTTATTGGATTCAAGAACGTCGATCCGATCTGGACAACGCCGCTGATGTACAACTCCCTGACGCCCTCCAGCCCGAACTTCTACAGGCCGGATAGTTGGTGGGTCATGGGTGAGCATTGGGACGCATCGCGGCTAATCGTCACAATCACACACGAAGTGCCCGACATCTTCAAGCCCGCGTTCAACTTCTCCGGTATGAGTCTTTCGCAACGTGCGGAGCCTTACGTCAATAATTGGCTGCGTACTCGGCAGAGCGTTTCTGACCTCATCAACAACTTTTCTATCGTAGTTCTCAAGACCGCAATGGACCAAGTACTCACAGGCGGGGATGATGGCTCAAACCTGTTCGCCCGTATCAAGTTATTCACGGCCACGCGAAGCAATAAAGGCGTTATGGCTCTGGACAAGGATCGCGAAGAGCTTGAGCAGTTAGCTGTACCGCTGGGTGGCTTACACGAATTGCAGGCCCAGGCGCTTGAGCAGCTTTGCGTGGTGTCACGGATGCCGTCAACCGTTCTAACGGGCATTACTCCATCAGGCTTTGGCAATGTGGCCGAGGGCGAGGTTCGCATCTGGTACGACTACATTCACGCCCAGCAAGAGGCGCACTGGCGTGATGCGATAGACAAGATGTTCAAGATAGTTCAGATGTCGATGTACGGAGCGATTGACCCGGAAATCACGTTTGAGTTTGTACCGCTGTACGAAATGACGGAAGAGCAGGAATCGACCATCCGCGTCAACGACAGTATCCGAGCCGGGAACTTGATTGACCGCGGGGTGATCGACGCGCAAGAAGAGCGCGAGCGGCTGGCTCGTGACCCAGAGTCGGGCTACCAGGGAATAGATATAAGCAAGGAGATAGCGCCGCCGGATGAAGCGGAGGAGCAGGCGCAACTTGGAAGGGGGACAGCATGAGCAACGACACATTCATATTGCGCAAGCCAAGGCCGCTGACGAAACTGGAACTAGTGGACATTCACCTGATTGTCAAAGCGACACACCCTATGCTCGGCTTCCCGCCGAAGAGTGAACCATGCAAGCCAGCAAAGTGAAGGCAATCCGCGCTATCTGGCCCAATGCCGGTATCCGGCAGCGGTATCAGCGACGCATGACCGCTCTCATGAGGGAGATGGCCGATTCTGTGGAGTATTGGCTCCAGGCACAGCGCAAGGCCGCGCCGCCCGTTTTAGCGTCCGACTCAACCCCGGCAGAGCAGATGCAGTTCGAGTTCAGGAAGCTGGCGGAACGCTGGCAGGGTAAGTTTGACGACATGGCTCCCAAGGTTGCCGCGTCGTTCCTCAAGAACCAATTCAGGGGCACCAGCGCGGCTATGCGAATGGCTCTACGCGAGGCCGGCTGGTCGATTGAGTTCACTATGACTCCGGCCATGCGGGATGCGTTCGAGGCGTCCCTGGCGGAGAATGTGGGGTTAATCAAGTCGATACCGGCGCAATACCTGCAAGAGGTTGAGGGTATCGTGATGCGCAACTATGCGGCGGGGCGCGATCTCAAGTCTATGGCGGCGGAGATTCGGGCGCGTTACCACGTCGCGGCGAACAGGGCTGTGCTTATCGCCAGAGATCAGGCAAATAAGGCGAACAGCATAGTCCAGAAGGCTCGACAGCAGGAACTAGGAATTAAGGAATCGATCTGGATGCACAGCCATGCAGGGAGAACGCCACGGCCTACGCACGTCGCCATGAACGGTAAGCGGTACGATATTGCTAAGGGGATGTGGGATTCAGCGGTGCAGCGTTTTATCTGGCCGGGCGAGGAAATTAACTGCCGGTGCCAAGGGCGGTCTGTGTTGCCGTTCACCCCATCAGGAGAAAATTAAGTGGAGAGCTTCGGTACTCTCCTGCCTCTATTAGCGAGGACCTGCCAGCGCGCTCTTGCGTATGTTTTGCAAGCCGCATACTGGCCACATCAATACCGCGTTG